TTGCATCCCTTGCAACAACGCTTGGTTTGCTTTTCCTGTTGTCAAAACATTTGCTCTGGCTTCAGTAACTCTTTTGGAAACTTCATAAAGATCACGCAAAACGTCTGTTGAGTCTTTTCCAAGAGTGTCTACGATGGTTTTGTAAACTGGTGGATTGGCTCTCAGCTTGGGATAAAGGTCTGCAAATTCAGAAAATCCAAAACCACCTTTTTCTGCGCCCCTTGTCGACCTAGTAGCCGCAGCCAATGCTGTTGCCAGCGTTTCTTTACGAAACTCCTCTGGCACTATTTTGAGCAAACGATTGAAGTCGCCTGTGTCACCTTTACCGCCACTAATGATGGCTGATCTTAATTTTGAGCCTAAACTTCCCTCAATATCTTGACCAAAAGCATTAATAATGCGCTGACCTATTGCTTTTTCTTTTGCGGTTAAAAGATTGGCACTTCGTAATTGTTGGCGTACTTCTGCATCCGCTAGCTTTTCAACATTATCAAGTTGGTCTTTTGCCAATGCGCCATAAATTTCTTTTAATCTGCCTTGCGATGTGCTTTTTGAATAATCATTTTGCACACCCTTAATTGAATCACCAATTAGGGTTTTTTCTTCTCTTAATCTACCATAAGGTACTTTGCCAGCATCGGCATCACTGACCATTTTGTTAAGCATTTTGAGAGTTGCATTTTTTTCAACACCTTCTGCACCAAGTCTTGATGTAATTTCGGCTAATTTTGCTTTCAATGCTGGAAAAGTTACCAGTGTTTGTTCTGGTACTTTTAAATCAACCTCAGTATATAAATCTTTTGCTTGTTGAGCCGTTGTTTTTTGTTGCTGAATAAGTGAGTCTTTAATCTTTTGTGATACCACAGCAGGCGCAACTGCGCCTTCAACAAAAGAAGCATCGAATTGTTTTATCACATCATCGGCTTTATCTACAGCTTGGGTTACTGTATTGCGCCATGCTGCCTCAGGTTCACCACCAGCTACAGAACGTGTTAGACCAGCTGCCGCTCGGACTTGTGGGTTATCGCTAAATACATCGGCAGGCAATTGGATACCAAGTCGATCAGCCGCTTCCTTTGCTGCCAAATTAACTTGTGCAAGATCAGCCAATCGGTCACGTGCGCCAGATGAGCCAAATCCTGTGCCTGCGGCTTTTTTAACCAAGTTACCAACTTCTTCCTCAGTCACTTCAGCCACGATTGGTGTAACTGGCACGGCTGGAATCTCTGGGACTACTGGTGCAATTTCTGGTATTACTGCGGCTGCTGGAGGTGCTTCTGGAGCCATTGCTGTACCCATTGGAGCGCCTGCTGGACCTGTTGCTGGTGCTTTGCCTGTAACACGCTGAACGCCCTTTTTAACCGCTTGGACAACTGGTGGTGCGGCTCTTTGTAAAATCTGTCCAACTGGGCCAGTAGCACCAGCCATAGCAACTTCGCCTTTATCGAACTGTCCACCAGTTGCCGCTTGGGTTGTTTCAATGATAGCTTGGGTTGCAGCACCACCAACAATAGCACTAGGAATCGTTAATGCTCGTCCTGCGGGTGTAAATGCGGCAACACCACCAACGGCTCTTGGGATGTCACCCATAGTAAAGCCTGGTGGAATTGCGTATTCTTTTGAATCAACCGAAGAACGCAACAAATAATTTCCTTTGGCGTCTTGACGAACCTGAACACCTGGAAAGTTTGATTGCAGAATCTGCACTGTTTCTTTTGGATTACTAAGTAATGAACCAAGTGCTGTTTTAAATGATGCCACACTCATTTGATTGAGTTCAGGCATACTTGTCCACTCAGGCAATGCTTGAGTCTCAGGTGTTGCACGAGCGCGACCAGTGATAGATTCAGCAATACTTTCCAAGAAGCCCATTTTGGGCTGTGATGCCGCCCATTGCTCAGGCGACATTGGGGCCGCAGTAGGTACTGTAGCCATAGGTGTAGCAGATGTAGGAGCAGGAACTGCTGGCGCAGCCTGCCTAGTTTGGGATGCCAGCCATTCTTCTGGACTCATCTTACCCCCACAGATTGCTTGTATGCGTTCCACTGAGCATCATTGAAGTTGGCAGGACGAGTGTAAGTTTGACCGCCAACTGTGACGCTGTTAGCAGATGGCGCAGGAGTTTCTGCTGTTTCAGGTCCGAACACGTTATCTGGATTAAGACGATAATTCTTAACTACCACTCCAAGTGCTTTCTTATCCTCGCCTGCTTTTTTCTGCGCTGAGTCAAGATATTGTTTAGCTAAATTAACGTATTCAGTGCGTTGTTTTGAATCTAATGTAAAAAGTTGACCGCTTTGCAATTTTTGTGATGTATTGAGCAATCTATCGTAAAGACCAGCAGTATCCCTTGCGGTTGCAAATTCTGTCTCACGCACCACTGAACCTGGGTCAAGCATTTTCATAAACCCAGTAATCAAAGCAATATCGCCTGGGCCTGTTTTTGCATCTGCCGAAGACTTGATATTACTGAATGTCGTTCCAAGTTCACCATATACTTTAGTGCGGCCTTGGTACTCTTTACGCAACTTTTCTTCTTGCTCAAATGTTTTTGTTGGGTCAACACCACCAGAAGCCTTGAGTGCTTCCAATTCGAGTGCGGCTTTTTTACTTTCCAAGCCAAGTTTGTTGGTTTGCGCCAATGCCGAGCCAGTTTGCGCTTTAGTTAAGCCTAAATCTGCCGCATTCTTAATCAATTTATCAACTGCTTCACGCTCTGCAAATTTGGCTTTAACGGTAGCTTCTTGTGCTTGGGCTGTTGCTAGTAAAGCATCAGCGGCCGCTTTCTCTGGTGCATTTTTGGCTGTTTGCTGTGCTACTGTGGCATCTGCCACAGCCTTGTTTGCTTTTGCAACTGCTTCAGACAATTTAGATGGTGCTTCTGCGCTTGTTTCGCGTGATCTACGAACATCAGTAATGGATTGATACCAATCTTTACCAAAAGTTGCCGCACCAAGTAACTCAATAGTGTCAGCAGCTTTTTTAGGCGATATGTCTATGGTTTTTAAAGTATCTTGCCATGCAAGACTTTGCTGCGGGTCTGTTTCCGCTGCTATGCGATCTTGTAACAATTTTTTTGCAGTATCTGGATTTTGCTCTAAAGCGACAAGTAATTGACCAGTAAAACGCTGAGATGACTTTAACTTTTCTTCATCCATATTTTTGGCAACAGCTTGTAATGCGTCAAATTGCTGTTTATTAGCGCCAAGTAAAAGAGGTTCAAGATCAGCGTAATTACGTTCTGGGGCTGGTTTCTTGAAAAAATCATCAATTCCTGTTTGCGTTGTTTTTGCTTTTTCACGTGCCGCTGCTAGTGTCTGTGCTTCTGCACTTGCCGCACCAAGTTTCAAACCACTAAGTGCGGCCTCAAATGGGCTTTGCACATCGACTGAATAGTTAATGGGTGCTTGGAATGGGTTGATGGTTGCCATGTTGTTATCCTTTAGAACCCAAAGCCCATGCCAGCCTTACCGCCTGCGCCCATTTGCATACCAATGAATTGAGCAGGCAGATTAAATAGTTGCCCATAAGCCTTGGCCTCACCAAGTTCGCCACCAGCTCGAGCTGCGCCTTGCTGAGATAATAGATTGGCAATGTTCGTACCAGACTCCATACCAGCAGCACCCACACCAGCCGCAGAGCGTTGGCCTAGAGTAGTCATGCCACCCAAACGACCATACTGCTCTTCAATCAGTTGATTAAGAACTTGAGGACGGAACTGGCCTAATGCTGCTTGGATGTTGCCCCCACGAAGACCACCAGTGGCAGAAGCCCTTTGAAGTAATGCCTCTTCGCCCTGTCGGGTTAACTCTTGGAAACGCTCACCACTACTGATGCGTTCAATAGCTGCACGCTCTTCCTCTGGCCCTCTTAGACCAAGAAATGCTTGTTGTGCTTCAAGTGCTGGAACACCAGCCTCTGTGTAAGGTTTGAGTAATTCACGCATGGCATCAAACTGCCTGCGCTGTTCTGCAATACCTTGTTCGGCTGCGCCAGCTTGAATACCTGCGGCTTCACCAGCTGCGCTGGCTTGCATTGAACTTCCGACAAGTTGGCTTCCACCAACGACTAAGGCTGTGACTGGATCAGGCATCGCCAAACTCCTTCATGTAATCTTCAAATTTCTCGTCATATAAGGCCATCACATGATGACCATTCACTGTGGCAAAACCAGCACCATGCACGAGCGAGACCGCCATTAATACAAGATCGTAATATCCAGCACGCCACATAAATGATTTGGCATCTGCCTGTTTATTTCTCTCTGCCGTGTCTGATGCTTGCCACTTGAGCACGCCAGTAGCCAGTAATGGCACTAAATGGTGGCTATTGGCGATAAAAAATGAGTTCTGGTGCATACCCACCAAGGTGTTCCAGATGGTCGCATTGAGGTCTTTTCTTGCCACTTGGTCGCCATCGGCAATGTCATCAAAGACTTGGATGGCATCAAAGACCATGAGTAACCACTCTACGGCTGGCGTAGGCAGTATAAAAACCTTTGTTAGGTTCTCTCGCAATCCATCGGTCATCCACAACTCCTAATTAGGGCAGGCCGCTGGATGCCAAAACTCAGCGGCTTAATTTTCGCACAAATTGACAAAAGGTCAATCTTCTTCTTCTTCATCTTCCCAAGCTTGGCAAACACGCATGTCGTTGCAGATGAAGTTAAGTTTTTCACAGTGACCACGATACCCATAACCCGTGTCATAACCCGCCATTGGGATGCGTTCAATACGCACTTGGGTCATAAGGCTATTATCGTAATACCCACAGTTTGAGCAATGCTTGCGTCTTGCGTCTTTGGCGTCGCACTGCATAGCTTCTGCCAGAGAATCATAAAACTCAGGGTTTGACTTTGGGTCGTTGCTGGGTTCTTCTGGACCATAGTGCCAATCTTGAACCGCAATCAGAAAATTGGTCTTATTCTCAGCAACGGTCAAAAACTCCTCTTCACTGGGTAAACCCATGAATCCCTTGGGGATAACCATAAATTCTTTCATATCAGCTCCTTATGTAATTTCTCGGCCTGTGGCACGGATGGTCAAAGATGTGGCTGCGCTTGCAATGGTGGAAATGAACCCACTTGGTTCTAGTCCTTGCCCCACCAGTTCAGGGAATGTATAAGTCTCGTCAGGTGCAATGCTGCGAGTGTCCACAATCAAATTTGATGCGGCGGCACTCCCTGCGGCAGTAACTAAATTGACGCTGATAGTCACATTGCCTGACGTGGTATTAGTGGCAGTGAACTTGTCAATAATGGTCTTGCAGTTTGTGGCTGTGTATTGTGTGATCTGTGTGTTTTCCGCTTGTTTAGCTGGAATCAATACTTTTATTGTGACTGTCATATCTACTCCTTATGTGGCTTCTGCGCCACTGGCAATGATGGTCAAGCCTGTTGAGACAGCCTGAATTTGAATTGTGTCGCCAGCATTAAGCACCTCAATGCCGTTGTATTGCAAGGCGTTAGCTGTTGGAACAGGCACATCGTAGAGAAAAGCATTTGCCGTTCCAGCAGAACCTGCTGATGGAACAAAAAAAACTCGCACATTGATGTCAGCGCCTGTAGTATTGGCAATGCTGAATTCTTTAATCAGCGTTCTAGTTGCCGCTGGCACTGTGTAGAGCGTAGTCACGCCCGTTGTAATGGCGGCTTGGCCTAATTTAACAGGGGTAATTACATCGAAAGCCATGTCAGCACCTGATTAGATCGCACCCTTGGGGTTTGGTTTG